CATCGGGCTGATCTTCGTCGGCTTCACAGTTCTATTGTTCGCATTCGCATATGAGCGCGGTCAGAGGAAGGTCAAAAAGTAAATGTTGTCACGACTTCTGAACCAAGGCACCGAGGAACGAGCCGTCTCATTCCAATCGCTGTTCGCAGCAGGAGAAAACTTCTCGTTCACCACCAACGCCGGAACATCAGTTGACCAGATATCGTCACTCAAAATTGAGGCAGTCTACGCCTGCGTCCGTCTCATCTCGGATTCAATTTCAACTTTGCCTGTTGATACTTATATTCGAGTAGGTGCAGAACGCAAAGCATATCGTCCTCGACCAACATGGCTTGACCTGCCTGAAACTGGTGTGACCCGTACCGAACACTTCCAACAAGTGTTGGTGTCGTTGCTGTTGAATGGCAACTCGTTCACACGTATTCTGCGCGACGATCAAGGCATTGTCGGTTTGGTTGTGTTGAACCCTGAACTAGTTGAATGTTCGCGTGATCAAGCAACTCGTCGTCCGATCTTCATCTTTGAGAACCGTGATGTGATCACTGCTGATGACATGATCCACATCACCGAGATGCGTCTGCCAGGTGAGTTACGTGGCCGTTCCAAGATTGATCTTGTCAAAGAGAACCTCGGTTTGGCTAAAGCGTTGGAGGAGTTCGCCGCACGATTCTTCGGTCAAGGCTCAGCAGCTTCAGGAATCATCGAGTTCCCAGGCAACCTCACCCGTGAACAAGCCAAAGATTTGGTCAACGGATTTGAAGAAGGTCACAAAGGTTTGCGCCGATCACATCGACCAGGCATTCTGTTTGGTGGAGCGAAGTTCACGAAGACAACTGTTGACAACGATTCGGCACAGTTCCTAGAATCACGCCGCTTCGCCATCGAGGAGATTGGTCGCATCTTCCGATGCCCACCATCAATGCTCGGTGTCACAACAGCTGGAGCAATGTCGTATGCCTCGGTAGAACAGAACGGCATCCACTTCGTTCAACACACGTTGCGTCCATACATCTCCAAGATTGAGGATGGATACCAGAAGTTGTTGGACAGTCGCGCATTCTTGAAGTTCAACGTGGACGGTCTGCTGCGTGGCGATCAGGCTTCACGATATGCAGCGTTCTCAACAGGTCTGCAATCAGGCTTCTTGTCAATCAACGACATCCATCGCATCGAAGACATGGCTCCGACTGAGGGTGGGGATGTGTATCGGGTTCCGTTGGCGAACGTGGATATTGCTGCTGCGAACTTGTCTGAGTTGGATCGCAAGTCGGTGATTGCTCAGCGTTTGATTCTGTCTGGGTTTGATCCTGCTGAGGTGATGGCTTCGTTGGAGTTGCCAAGGATTGCGCACACTGGTGTTCCTTCAACACAGTTGCAAGCGTTGTCAACAATCAATCCTGCTGATCCTGCTTCGGTGTATGAAGTCAAGTCGCAGGATATGAGTATCAATATGCCTGAAGTGGTGTTGAACTATACGCCTCCGGCTGTGAATGTTCCTGCACCAATCATCAATGTTCCTGAGACTGTGGTTCGAGTGAACATCCCACAGTCGAAGCCTACGATTCGCACTGTTGAGCGTGACGCTGACGGACGTATCTTGACGATCACTGAAAGGGTTGAAGACTAATGGCACACGGAATTGGCGCATACTTGGGCAATGCTTGGATGAACGCATTGGGTAATGCAACTGCGTTCTCGGTTGCTGTGCCGTATGTGAAGTTGCACGTTGGTGATCCTGGTGCTGCTGGTACTGCGAACCCTGCTGTGGAAACGACACGCAAGTCTGTGTCGTTTGGTGTTTCCACCACTGGTGCGTTGGCATCGGATGCTGACATCAGTTGGACGAACATCGCAGGGTCTGAAGATGCAAACCACTTCACTTGTTGGGATGCGTTATCAGCAGGGAACTTCTTGTTCTCTGGCACGATCACAGCAAACCCGTATGACGCTGGTGACACGTACACGATTAGTTCAGGCAATCTCACCGTCGCACTGACGCTCGCATCGTAGGTTTGTGATGGCCGTTCAACGGTTCGTCCTTGACTCAACCACACTCGACAACGCAGGCTTCGGTCTTGGTGGTGGAGCAGCCTTCATCCTTGATACTTCAACGCTTGATGGCGCAGCTGTTCTTGATGGCGGTCAATTCCTAACTGTTGCCACCGGCACATCAGCCCTTGGTGGTTTGGTGAATGCTGCGACTGCGACTGTCATCAAAGCTGCTGTGGCTTCGGCTCCTTTGGGTGGGCTTGATGCTTCTGCACAAGCCAAGGCACGGAAGACTGATGCTGTTGCTGTTGCGTCTTTGGGTGGGCTTGATGCGTCTGCAACAACGAAGGTTGCCAAAGATGTTATTGCTCAGGCGAGTTTGGGTGGGCTTGATGCTTCTGCGACAACGAAGGTGGCGAAAACTGCTGTGGCTTCAGCCGATCTTGGTGGTTTGGCTGCTAGTGCTTCAGCGCAGTCTGCTCCACCTGAACCTCCTGTCATCCCTCCTTCTGGATCACGCTGGTGGAAGCAACCTTCCACACCGGTCAAGAAACAAGAACTACCAGAACAGATTGTCGTTGAGATTCCGAAACCTCGACGACCTGTGTTGGTGTCGGCTCGGGCTGGGTCACGGCTTGGTGGTGTCGATGTTGGTGCGTTGGGTTCGGTCACGTTCTCCTCGCTGGATGATGATGCTGAAGTATTGTTGTTGGTCTGATGCCTTATTTCATTACAGACAAATCACCTGATTGTTCAGGTTGGGCAACCGTCAAAGAAGATGGTGAAGTTGTTGGTTGCCACACTACGAAGCAGGATGCGATTGATCAGATGGTTGCTGTGTCGATTGCTGAGGATATGGAACCTGGTGGTGAACGGGCGTTGCCAGATAACTATCGTCCTGCGTTGGCTGCTGATGTTCCTGAAGGTCGCGCATGTGGGAACTGCCATTACTACAACGAGGACATGATTCAAGAAGATGGCAAAGAGTTGAAGGCGTATTGCATGAAGTGGGATGCGTATGTTCTTGGCGGTTGGTATTGCAACGCTTGGGAACCCGAAGACCACGAAGAAGAACGCCAAGTGTCGTTGGATGTTCCTGTGTATATTCGTTCGGCTGCTCGTAAAGGTTTGGATTATTACGGGCAAGGCTTGGCTGGTGATGGTTTGGTGGATCGGACTGTGCGTGAGGCACGGGACATGGCTCGTGGTGACATCAGCGAAGACAAAGTGATTCGCACGAACGCTTGGGGTGCGAGACATCTTGTGGACTTGGATGCAACGAAGAACTCAAACCCTGATGATAAAGAGTTCCCTGGTGCCGGTGCGGTTGCGTTCTATCTTTGGGGCATCAACCCACTCGACCCTGAACCTGCGATGAACTGGTTCATGTCGAAGGCTGAGGCAATCAAAGCGGAACGGGCTGATGCTCCTGCCCCACCGAAGGATCAGGTGACTGGTTCAGATAAGAATCCTGTTGGGTCTGCGAAGGCTCCTGCGAGTGGGAAGACGATTGAACTGTCAGAAGCCATTGAGACAGGTTTGGCAAACAAAGCCAAAGAACACAACGATGCAGTCGGTGATAACCCTGCCAAACGTGCGACGGTTGGTATGTTGCGCACAGTATTCCGTCGAGGGGCTGGTGCATTCTCCACTTCGCATCGTCCAGGAATCACCCGTGACCAATGGTCGTATGCACGGGTCAATGCGTTCTTATATTTGTTGCGCAACGGTAGACCTGAGAATGCAAAATATATTGGTGACAATGATCTGTTGCCGAAGGATCACCCGAAGTCATCTAGATCGCATAGCCCATTTGGTACTAGCATTGGCGACATGGACACAACTGTTGAAACACGTCGCATCACATCAAACGACTTTGAACTTCGCGCAGACCCACAAGGCAACGGCATGTCGTTCACAGGTTATGCAGCCGTATTCAACTCGCCTTCGGAACCACTGCCATTCATTGAACGGATTGCACCAGGCGCATTCGCACGATCACTCAAGTCAAAGAACAATGTGCGCATGTACATGAACCATGATTCAAGCATGCTTCTTGCCACAACCCGTGCCAAAACACTGCGACTATCTGAAGACTCCAAAGGATTGCTCGTTGACGCATCGTTGCCTGATACCACGATTGGTCGTGACCTGTCGGTCTTGATGCAACGTGGTGATGTGAACTCGATGTCGTTCGGATTCACCGTTCCTTCTGGTGGCGACATGTGGTCTGATGATGGCCAGTCGCGTGAACTTCGTCAGATCAAACTGTTTGAGGTGAGCGTTGTCACAGGATTCCCTGCGTACACAGCAACGACTGCGATTGTACGCTCGTTGGATGCACTCTCTACTCGCACAGGAATTGACGCGGATCAGCTCGCAGCAGCGATCACGACACTCGAAGCAGGTCAAACATTGTCATCCGATCATGCAATGTTGCTTCGTGAAACTGTCGCCAAACTTGAACCGGTGCAGGATGCTGCACCATCTCGTCTAGGTGTTATGGCGAAGCACCTTGATTTATTGAAGACCATCGCCTAACATCTGTTCACTGCATCGTTGACGGAGCCGTCAACAGTGTTGCTGTATGCGGAGCCGCATCAGGTTGAGAAGTAGTACCTCCCTGCGTATCCCCATTCACAACAATCCGAAAGCAGAATCAAACCATGAAAGAATATCTAGACCGTCAAGTTGAGATTCGTCAACAAGCCTGGCACCAAGCCAAAGCAATCATTGACGTGGCCACAGCCGAAAAGCGTGACCTCTCAGCAGAAGAAGAACAGACCTACAGCCGTCTCAACGACGAACTGAACGAGCGTGCAGCAACCATCGCAAAACTCCGTGAAGATGAATCACGCGAACTTCGCATGGACGCAGCAACCCGTGAGATTGCAGACCAGGTTCGTCCTGTTGCAGCAGCACCAGTTCAAGAAGACGTGGCAATGATCCGCGCACTCATCAAGGGCGACGTTCGTTCGCACAACTTTGAGCGTCGTGACATCACCAAGGGTTCAGCTGGCGCACCAGTTCCAACCTCGTTCTACAATCAAGTGATTGCACAGGCACGTTTGGTTGCTCCTGTTCTTGCAACATCAACAGTGTTGAACACTGCTGGTGGCGAGAACTTGCAAATCCCATCGCAGTTCAGCTGGTCAACAGCAGCACTGCCTGGCGAAGGCACAGCAATCTCCGAGTCCGACATGCAGTTCAACTCGTTCATCACCTTGAGTGCTTACAAGTATTCGTTCCTCACCCAGCTCACAACAGAGTTGATCGAGGATTCTGGTGTTGACATCTTGGGCTTCTTGGCTCAAATGACAGGCAACGCATTGGGCTACGCAGTTGGTTCAGCATTGACTGTTGGTACAGGAACCAACCAGCCGAAGGGCATCGTCGCAGCTTCGTCTGTTGGCGGTACTTCAGGCACAGCAACCGGCTTCACAGCAGACAACCTCATCGACCTTCTCTACTCCTTGGATGGTGCAGCTCGCAACCTTCCAGGCGTTGGTTGGATGATGACAGGTCAGTCAGTTGGTCGTGTTCGCAAGTTGAAGGACACAGCAGGAAACTACGTGTTCCAACCAGCACTCGCAATGGACTCCCCAGACATGCTCTTGGGCAAGCCAATCTACGAGAACCCAAACATGGCAGAAGCCACCACAGGCACCAAGTCCGTAATCGTTGGCCACTTGCCTTCGTACTACGTGCGCACCGTCGGTGGGTTGAAGTTGGATCGTTCCGACGAGTACGCCTTCAACGCTGGTCTTGTTACCTTCCGCGCCACATGGCGTGTTGACGGCAACTTGCCACAAACATCA